CCACACCAGTTTGTCCAATATCAAGACCTTGTTTCTGTAATGCCTCCTGGACTTTTTTCACATCATCTCCAGTAGACCACATATCCAATTCACGGCTAACACTACTTAAATCTACCATTCCAGAACGCAGACTATTAACTGCTTCTTTAAGAATATCTGTAGAAGCTGCTCCGGAACGAAACACTTTTTCCAATGATCCGTATTGTTCAATTAAAGCTTCTACATCCAACCCATGGGATGTCGCGGTTTCTTTTAACTGTTCTTCAAAAGTTTTGGTTTCAATCCCGGCTTCGTTTATCTTGGAAATAAGTTTTTCCCAATTATTTGACAGCGCTCCTTCGAGCAAATTATTTCTACGATCAGCGGAAGCATTGAGCATATTGCTTACCGAATCTGATATTCCAGTAAACAATTCCTTTGCCTGATCGAAATCGCCGATGATTAATTCCCAGGTTTGTGTCCATCCAGACTGAGCAGCCTCTTTCAACGTATCAAATAACTGCGATAGAGTCTTCACCTTTGTTGCAGCATCATTGGCAGTCTGCCCCATTTTGATTATTGAAGCGATCTGCTCATCCGTATAACCCATTTGTTTGAGCTGGCTTTCGGTTAAGTCGCCTGTAAATTTTGATAATGTCTCTGTGAGTACTTCAGCAGTAAGCCATCCTTTCGACAGTGTCTCTCTGAAAGAGCCTTCATCGGTAATCATCTGATCAATTGCAATTCCATGAACTCGTGCTGTTTCTTTTAGTGCATCCTGGAACACCTGACCGCCCATACCCGCATTTACAACTGAGTTCCAGTCTTGAAGCTTAACTGTTCCAGCCGCAAGTGCCTGCGAAAGCTGATACATTGCAGTACTTGCCTGCTGAGATGTTGAACCAGAAACCGCAGCCAGGTTTGCGATACCTTTGATTGCAGAAACGGAAGTCTCCAGATCAACACCAGCCGCAGTAAATGTTCCAATATTACGAGTCATTTCCGTAAAATTGTAAATTGTTAAATCAGCATAATGGTTCAATTCATCAAGTGCCTGGTTTACATCCTGTAATGTACTACCTTTACTTTCTGTATTCGCTAAAATTGTCTGAATGGCATTAATCTGTGTCTCATACTCTTCAAAACCACTACGTACAGGTTCAATGGTCAATGCTGAAATGAGTCGCTTTCCAGCATTCACCGCTGAATTAGTAATATTAGCAAGTGCGGTTACTGCCATAACTTCAAGTGCTGAAAACTTTGCTTGGACGGTCTCCACAGCTCCAGTAAGACCAGACAAATTACATGTTTTTGCAGCTGCGCTTACATTCTCCAGCCCTTTTGAGGCTCCCCGTAAATCCAAACTCTGTTTTAATTTTCCAATTGTAGATAAACTCGTCTGAACATTACTTTCGAACTGTTTATTATCAAACCGCATTTCGACGACTCGTTCGTCAACAGTCTTACTCATATACTGGTAACCTCCTTCCAAACTTCTTCTGCCATCTTGTCAAAAAGAGGCTGGATAGCAGGATTGATATAGTCTCTACCCTGCACCCAACCTCCAGTTCCGGTGCCATGTCCGTACTGCAATATAATCGCAATAGGAACCCCTTTATTCACATGTGAATTGTAAAATTGTATAGCCGCAGAACCGTTTGAATGTTCTATCTCGTAATACCACGAAGCGGCAGTCAGACCTGATTCTACAGGAGTGGCAGACGAAAGGGCGTTTACTCCTTCCCTGCCATATTTGTCAAGAATTCCAAGTCGCATAGTCTCTTTCAGTTTCTCGAAATAACTTGTGACTTTTGAAAAATCGCCCTTTTGTCTGAATGAAATCATCTTATCTCCTACTGTTTCCGAATGTATTCTGCTTTTACAAATCCGTAAATGTTGCTGCTAAATCCATAATCAGCTTTATCAAGGTAAATGTAATACCACGGTTCATCATTTGAATCATAAATGGTGTCGCACACATGCACTGGATTGTTATTCTTCAGCTCTGGCTTGGATACTAACTTATCGTACTCGATTCCTGCCCATTTACGAACATTCAGTACACTGTTTACAGTAACTGCACCAATCCATTTTGATTTCTTTGAAAGTTTTGTTGAACCGGACTCAGTCTTACCACCGTTGTTGGATTCGCCGCTGCTCTGTCCAACATTACTCTCATATTTCGGAATGGCGTATCCTCTGATATAGCCCCATCCAACCGGAATTGAACGCCTCTTTACTTCACCGCCAAGGTTTCCTTCAATTGCCACAATTGTTCCGTTCTTAACGGATTCAACAACTCCAATATGGTCGGAATATGCATCGTTAGGCTGCACAGCTTTCCTCCAACTATACACAATTGGATAACCAGCTTTCGGAACAATAGTTCCGTCTTCCTGCCAGATTCCCATCTTCTTGAAAATCTTTACATGCTCTTCAACACCGCATTCTTTACCGATAAGATCTTTCATAGCGGCTTTAATAGCTGCGGCTGATACGGTAGTATCACAGTAAGAATCTCCATACTGAACTTTATAACCTCTTGGTAAATGAGTCGGATCGTCCTTATTGTAAATGTCGATAATGATCTTCTGTTTTCCATTTGATAAACCGTAGCCAACCCATGAACGTAAAACTTTCAACAGATCTTCTGCTGATCTTTTACTCATAAAACATCACCCTTTCGTATTCCATTTTTCTTTACGCGCTTTGTTCATAGCACGTCTTCGGTCTAAGAAATCTTTTCTCGCCACTTTATTCTTTGGTTTCGATTCTTCATTGCAAACTCTGATTAACGTCAGCAATCTATTGAGATGCCACTTTTCAAATTTTACTGGAATATTTAAAGCAATCATCCAGTAGTAAATCCGCTCACTGGTTATAGTTTCGTTACTCGGTTTCTTAACCGCATCCTTACGAAACCATGTAGCAGTCATAGTATCTGCAATGTAAGCGTTAACCTGATTGATGTGTTCATTCGTGATCCGCTTGTATGTATTCGGATCGACGTTTTGTGTCAAAGTCATACAACGAATATAATCCAATGTTTCTTCAACGCTTTTTGTATCTTTGGTTAGAAACGGTTTATGCCATTTCGACTCCCATTTTGAAAGAGAGACCAGAGAATGCTCTAATGTAAGTTTCTGCTCCTTCGCAATGGTGACAAATTCTTCGTTCTCTTCGTCCCATCCTTCTATCCGGGGCAAGACAAGTTGTAGCATTTTTTAGTCCCTCCAAATTATTTTCATTATCAAATTGTTACTGAATCAGATACACCCTTTTCATCCAGAGTTTTCTTAATTTGAGCCTTCTGTTCCGGGGTAAGAGTCGGTAACACCCCATTGATAAAATCAGAAGCTTTCTGAGAATCTGTAACTAATTCCATGAAAAGCTGAGTGTAAGCTTCTGTCTGAGAAAATGCTGTTGCTAATTCTGGCGATTTAACCAGTCTCTTTCCGTCTGGTGACTTTTCACCATAGGATTTGAGGATAAAATCTTTAATAAGTCTTATAATTGTCGGTGTATCAGCCGGAGAAACCAATTTCTCAATCATTTCCGTAAGACTTCCATCTGGCGAATACTCCATCTCAATAATTTCTGGTCTTGACAGATTGAAGTAGAAGTCTTCTGTTCTGCTAACGCCGTTATAATCCGTATAAGTAATAGTCTTTACTAACATATTTTCTCTCCTTTACATGACTGAAGAGCAGCCAGCTTACCTGAATACTGCTCTCCATTTGAAATTATTCATAAACTTTTGACAACATCTTATTTCCAGAGCTATCGGTTATTGCGTTCCCATTTGAATCTCTAAGCGTGCTATGAAACTCGATCAAATCCATTACCTGGGAAACCGTTGGGAGATAAGCACTGGTCTTGGGAGTTCCGTACAATGCATCCTCGATTCCACGTAACACATTTGCCATTCCAGCCTTCTTCATATCAGATGAAGAAAATGTAAGTTTCGACGTGGACTGACGGTTTTCCACCTCCACTGGAGTTGTATCAATCTCCCAGGAAAATGGTGAAATATCCGGGCTATCGCTAGTGCTAGCATGGTTCTCTTC